GTCATGCACGAGCTGGCACTCTATCTCGATGAGCCGCTGATTTCGACTGCCCACGCCGCTGGCACCGACCGCCAGGCCGTGCGCCTGGCTCGCGAGCTGGAAGCCCGCACCCTGGAGCGTGCCGAGTCGCAGCCCAGCGCATAAGCAGCACCTGCCCGCCTCACCAGCGGGCAGCTTAAACACCACAGGACCCAGCAATGACCAATTCAACCATGGCCCATGGGGGCCACTCTTTGCCGCATGACCTCAACCACTGCCCGCTGTGCGGCTGTGAGCTGCGATCCGGCACTGACGGTTACACCTATGAGTGCCCCGCTTGCGAGTACACCGAGCAGGAGGTGCTCCATGCGTAAGTCACAAGTCGCCTCAATCTGCCGCCACACCTTCAACCTGTTCGACGAGATCGTCGTGGACAACTTCGCCGGTGGCGGCGGGGCGTCTACCGGGATCGAGATGGCGCTGGGCCGCAGCCCAGAAATCGCCATCAACCATGACCCTGATGCGATCTCCATGCACACGGTCAATCATCCCGGCACGGAGCACTACTGCGAATCGGTTTGGGATGTTGATCCGGTCAAAGCAGCAGCCGGCCGCCCTGTCGGTTTGGCTTGGTTCTCTCCTGACTGTAAGCATTTCAGCAAGGCGAAAGGCGGCTCGCCAGTAAACAAAGATATTCGCGGGTTGGCATGGGTTACCGTGCGTTGGGCGATGAAGGTACGCCCCAGGGTAATGATGCTCGAAAATGTTGAGGAGTTTCAGACGTGGGGCCCATTGATTCGTGATTTGAATGGGGATCTTCGCCCGTGCCCAGAGCGTCGTGGGAATACCTTCAGGGCGTTTGTTGCCATTCTTACCACCGGCCTTTCCCCCCGGGATCCGGGTTTTTTGGAGGCCTGCCGCTTCTTGGGTGTTGAATATGACATCCAGGCAAAGCTGAAAATGTTCAAAGGGCTTGGCTATAAGGTGGAGTGGAAGGAGCTCCGGGCCTGCGACTACGGCACCCCGACTATCCGCAAGCGCCTGTTTATGGTCATGCGCTGTGATGGGCAGTCGATATGCTGGCCCAAGCCAACACATGCTGCCCCAGACAGTGCAGAGGTGAAGGCTGGCAAGCTGAAACCCTGGCTCACTGCTGCTGATATCATCGACTGGTCGATTCCGTGCCCCTCGATATTCGAGCGCAAGCGCCCTCTGGCTGAGAATACCCTGCGCCGGATTGCCAAGGGGCTGGAGCGGTTCGTCATCAATGCCCCCGAGCCGTTCATCGTGCCGGCTGATCAATGCTCAGCATTTGCCCCATTCATCACCGAGCATGCCAACGCCAGCCATCAGCGCAACATGCCTGCTAATGAGCCCCTGCGCACCATATGCGCCCAGGTGAAGGGTGGGCATTTCGCGCTGGTGTCGCCGGTAATAGCTCGCCAGTTCGGCCGCTCAGTGGGTCAATCAGTGGAGGAGCCGCTGGGGACAGTGATGGCCAAGGCTGATAAAAGCCAGCTGGTTACCGCCTTCCTGGCCAAACACTACACCGGCGTAGTGGGTGCGGAGTTGACCCAACCGCTCCCGACCGTCACCACTGTTGACCATAATGCGCTGGTGACCAGCCATCTGGTGAAACTGCGCGGCACTTGCCAGCACGGCCAGCCAGTAACCGACCCCATGCCCACCGTCACCGCTGGCGGGCTGCATATCGGCGAGGTGCGGACCTTCCTGCTCAAGTATTACGGCACCAACATCGGCCACCCTGCTGACGAGCCTTTGCAGACCGTCACCACCAAGCACCGGTTCGGGCTGGTCACCGTGCACGGCGAGGATTACCAGATCGTCGATATCGGGATGCGGATGCTGGAGCCCCATGAGCTCTTCGCTGCCCAGGGTTTCCCGGCCGACTACGTGATCGACCACGACGCCACCGGCAAGGAGTTCACCAAAACCGCGCAGGTGGCCCGATGTGGCAATGCCGTGTGCCCGCCACTGGCTGCCGCCCTAGTACGCGCCAACCTGCCAGAGATGTGCGCAGATGCGCAGGAGGTGGCGGCATGAGCGCCGTTATCAAATTCCCGGGGCCAAGTGCCCCACATAACCCCCCTCAGAAGGAGGCCCGTGTGGTCGCAGATCTTGATGATGGGTTCACCCGCACGGCAAACGAGATCCAGAAGGCCAAGTGCCGGTTACGGATGGCTGGGCGCGAGCTCAACGTGCTTGATGCGGTGATCTACTCCACCTATGGCTGGAACAAGAAGCAGGACCGGCTCACGAATACGTATCTGGCCGAGCTGTGCGATATGGACCCGTCGGATGTGAACAAGGCCCTCCAGGTATTGTCTCGTCGTCACATCATCACCCTCGAGAAGCACGGCCACATGAAGATCGTGGGCGTGAACAAAGTGGTGAGTGAGTGGGAATATTCCAGAGAAAAACAGGCGAAAACGCCTACCGCCCAAGAGAAAAATCCGGGTAAAAACACCCAAAAAAATCCGGGTAAAATCACCCAGATTTCTGGGTATTTTGACCTTTCAAACCAGGCGAAAACACCCAACACCCAAGACAGTCTTACCAAAGACAATAAAAACAAAGATCTTAAACCCTCTTCGTCGAAGAACGCTGACGCGCTCTCCGACGCCGGGGGCGATGAGTCAGTTTCTCCTCCCGCCGAGAAGGTCCGACCCGATGCCGCCATCCAAACCCCGAGTGGCAAATTCTGGGGGACCCAGGATGACCTGGCTGCGGCTGAGTACATCCACGGCAAGGTCCTGGTGGTCAACCCGACGGCCAAGACCCCCAACTGGGCGCAGTGGGCGAACGATATCCGCCTGATGCGCACCCAGCTTGGGTACACCCATCGTGAAATCTGCTCGCTGTTCAGGTGGGCCAATCTCGACCCGTTCTGGTCTGCCAACGTGTTGTGTCCCAAGACTCTGCGCAAGCAGTGGGACAAGCTAACCGCCAAGCGTGCCGGGGTGGTGCGCCAACCGATGCGCGGCGACGAGTGGGATCTGACCAAGACCATGACCGCCGACAAGCTCAACCAGTTGATTCAGGAGGGGTACTGATGACCATGAAACCGTTGAGCGAGGTCCTGGCCAGCATGCCGAGCGAGCTGCCGACCGTGCCGGTTCGCCCGGTGGCTGCGGTGGTAACCGAGCAGGATACCCAGGTGGTCGCCAAGCTGTTCGAGCAGCTCAAGGTGATCTTTCCTGCTTGGCAGCGGGCTTTCCCCAATCCCGAGATGCAAGCCAGGGCGTTGCGAGAGTGGACCGTGGCGCTGGTCGAGGCCAACTGCACCAGCCGTGATCAGCTGAGCCAGGGAATGCGCACTGCACGCAGCCAGGGTGGCGAGTGGTTTCCGAGCACCAGCAGGTTTATCCGGTGGTGCCAGATCACGCCGGAGTCGCTGGGGCTGCCGACGCTGGATACTGCACTGGTCGAAGTGCGAACCCGCCGGTTTACCCATCCAGCGGTGGAACTCGCGGCCAAGGCGACGAGCTGGGAGCGCCAGACGTTGAGCCTTGACGCCTACCGCACTGTGTTCGAGCAGGCCTACGCGCAGTTGCTTCGTCGTGTTGTCGCCGGGGAGGACCTGGGGGCCCAGGTGCGCAAGGGGCTGCCGACCAGGGAGCAGATCCAGCACAGCCCCGAGTTTTACCAGCAGACCGGCCAGCGCGGCGTGGAGAGCCTGAAGGCGCTGTTCAAGCGGGGAGGGCTGGCCAATGTTCAATCCTGATGTGAGTGCCGCAGTCGTGGCTGCGAAGTTCTGTCGGGTGGTGATCTACTCCGCTGTGCGGGGCTGGTGTGGGGAGCGGGTTCAGCTCGAGGTGGCGGACGAGATCGCCGTGCTGGGGCACACCGACCAGCAGCGTGGCGCAGGGCATTGGTTGGTGCAGAGCACGACGCCAGAGCGAGTGGCGGAGGAAGCCGCACGGCTGAGAGGTGCGCCAGTGCTGGTGTTGCGGCGTAGTGTTGCGTTTGGGGCTGTGGATAACTTCAAAGGGGAGGGCCTTGCCAACCAGTGACACAGGGAGTACCGCGCCGTACCATTGCCAGTGCCGGACCTAGACCACCCGGCCGTTTGACCAAAGGACCCATACCATGACCAAACCGCATACCCGAGATCTCTCCATCGCGACCCAGTTGGGCAGCGCCGTCAATTTTATCAACCAGCGCAATTCTGCGTTGGCAGACCATTCCATAAGCCCCGAACAGGAACTGCTATTCCGAGAGCTGGTGATCGCTCAGCATGGTGATGCTTTCACCACTTCCCGCAAGGTTGCTGAGCTGTTTGGGAAAGATCATCGCAACGTGCTGCGAGCTATCCGCTTGCTGGACTGTGATGAGGAATTTACCGCGCTCAATTTTGAGCTGACTGATTTCATTGATAAAAATGGCGATCCAAGACCCGAGTACCTGATGACGAAAGACGGCATGGTATTCCTGGTTATGGGCTTCACAGGCAAGCAAGCTGCACATTTCAAACTGCTCTACATTCGGGCGTTTAACTGGATGGCCGAGAAGATCCGCATCGCCCACGAGTTGACCCACTGGCAGCACGACTTCACCAGGCGAGAGGCTGCGTCCGTTGCCAATGGCTCGATGCATGGGCAAGGTCTGGCCCGTCGCCGCATCGAGAAGCATGCACTGAGCCAGGAACAGGCAGCTATCCACGCCAAGCTCCAGCTGTGCTTGAACCTGACCGGTGAGGAGGCTGCATAACCATGGAGCTGACCCTTCTGAAAATGTCAGGCGGGGTACTTGCCCCGTCCACCCCGGCCGATGCCGAGGCCATCAAGCTGATGCCGATCGGTACCACCATCCTGGCCAAGGGCAAGGGGCGCCGTAACCTAGCGTTCCACCGTCGCTTCTTCGCCCTGCTCAATCTGACGTTCGATTACTGGGAGCCAGCTGGCGGCATGGTGTCACCGGCAGAGCAGGGGATCCTGTCCCGGTTTGTTCGCTACCTCGCCCAGTTTGGCGCTGGCAGCGTGCTGGACAAGGCCAAGGATGAGTTTATCGACCAGTTGGCCAGCAGCCGTGTAGAGCGCCACGGTCCCCAGGCTGAAAAGTCGTTCGAGGTGATGCGCAAGTGGCTCACCGTCGAAGCCGGTTATTACACCGTTGTGATGCTGCCAGATGGCGGCATGCGCAAGGAGGCCAAGAGCGTCAGCTTCGCCAAGATGGAGCAGGCCGAGTTCTCCGACCTGTACCGGGCCGTGTTCGGGGTCTGCTGGCGCTATGTGCTGAGCAAGCAGTTTGCCACCGAGGAAGAGGCTGAGAACGCTTGCTCCCAGCTCATGGGGTTCGCCGGGTGAGATTCGAGACCAGCCCAATCCGCTCCAGCGACCTGCGCGATGGAGCTCGCGGCCAGCTCTGCAAGATCCAGCTTGCTGGGGTCTGCATCGGTGGCACCGAAACCACCGTGCTGGCTCACCTGCCAAGCGCCCCGCATGGGATGGCCCTCAAAGGGGATGATTTGGTGGCGGTTGAGGCGTGCTGCGCTTGCCATGACGCCATTGATGGCCGTATTGCCTACGACTGGCAGCCCGGGGAGCGTGAAGAGGTTACCTATAGCGCCCTGACCCGTCAGCTGCACAGCTGGGTGGTGCGGGGGCTTGTCAGTGTGAAGGGGGCGGCATGATCCACCTCTCTGCTATCGATGCCAGCCGCCTGCTCGGCAACAATCCGAAAGCCAAGGCCGTGGTGAACAAGGTCAAGAAGGCGCAGCAGGTGGACACCCTGCACAGCAAGGTGCTGGCCCAGCTGGTCGGCTTCCCTGACCC